CAAACCAGTACCCACCTTATGATATTGTTAAACACTCTGACACTTCCTATGAGATTACACTAGCACTTGCTGGTCTTTCTAAAGAAGACATTTCTGTAATACAAGAAAAAAATAATGTTACTATATCTAATAGTAAAAAAGTGGATGACGTAGGCACTACTGTAGATAAAAAATATATACATAAAGGTATTGCTAAGAGACCATTTACAAAGAAGTTTTCACTACTACAAAATGCTATTGTAAGTGATGTATCTTTTGAGGATGGCCTGTTAACATTACACATTAACATTGTAGTTCCTGAAGAAGAGAAACCTAAACAAATAGAAATACAATAAAACTATGGAGGGGTGGGTAAAACCACCTCTCTCTTTTCTGGAGAAGATATGAGAAAAGCACCCAACACTATTTATATAGGCTACGATCCTAAAGAGCAGGTAGCCTATGATGTATTAAAATATACAATAGAACGTACTGCAATAGAATATATTGATATTAAGCCAATAAAAAAATCTGTTGAAGAACATAAAAAACAATACACTAGAAAGCATGATGTTGTTGACGGTCAGATGATTGACCAGATAGATGGCAAACCTTTTTCTAGTGAGTTTAGTTTTACACGTTTTCTTGTACCATCTAAAATGGATTATGAAGGTTGGGCTTTATACATGGATTGTGATATGTATCCACGTATAGATTTTAATAAATTATTTGAAGAATATAATTTAGACTATTATCCTTTGTATTGTGTAAAACATCAGCATGAACCCGGCGATGGTGTTAAAATGGATGGAAGAGTTCAACAGAATTATCGTAGAAAAAATTGGTCTAGTTTTATTCTATGGAATTGTAGCCATCCTCTTAATTGGAATTTAACTCCAGAAGTTGTTAGCAGTCAAACAGGACAGTGGCTTCATGGTTTTGGTTGGTTGCCAGATAAAGAAGCTGACATTGGTTCTATACATGAAGAATGGAACTGGTTAGACAATCACTCGCCTGAAGAGATTGAAGCTAAAAATGTACACTTTACTACAGGTGGTCCTTGGTTTAAAGAATGGAAGTCTAGTAGAAAAATTGATGGTAAATATGCAGCAGAATGGAACGCTGATTACACTTACCTTGCAGGAACAGGAAAAATAAAACCTTATGAAATATAAAGTAGTTACATGTTTTGATGAAACATTATTAAAACTTAATGGATCAAAACTAATAGAGCAGTTTGCCTCAAGCTGGCAACCTAGCATAGAATTTCATTGTTATTATTATAATTTAGATTTATCTAATTATTCTTTACCTAAGAAAAAGAATATTTACTATCATAATCTAAATGATATAGATGGCTTTCCTGAGTTTATGGAGCGCAACAAAACTCATGATGGCACAGAGGGCGGCAGTGTTCAGTATAATTCTATCATTGATGTTATATCAGAAGGACCAAAAGTATTTGCTATAAGTGAGGAAGCATTTAAAGATAGTAACTCTTGGCTGTTTTGGTTAGATGCTAACTGTTGTACCGTAAGAGATATAAGATTAAATAGTTTAAAAACTATCTTTAGTGATGATTCTAATGCATTATCTCTAGCTTTAGTTGAACATAGAAATCATTTTGCTGGTTTTAATTTACAAAGTCAGTCTGTTGTAGAACTTCTTGCAGATATAAAAGGAGCGTACATTACAGATAGATTTACAGATTATAGAGAGTGGGGATTTAACTTTATATTAGGTTCAATACTACCTCTTTACCAAGCAAGAGGGTTAAATTACAAATTATTTACAGAAAATAGTCTAGGTGTATTAAATAATTTATTCGTAGATTTACGTGACCCTGCATCTAGAAAACTTAGAGATGCAAAAGGTAATAGAATAGTTCCTCTATCTGATAAAGAAACATCACCAGATATCTTACCGGGAAGATACAAACAACTTGCAGACATAGTTAGGCATTATAAACCACAGACTATCTTAGAGACAGGAACGTGGAATGGTGGTAGAGCTATAGAGATGTCTCTTGCTGCCTTTGAAAAGTCAGATAAAGTTCACTATATTGGTTATGATTTATTTGAAGATGCTACACCAGAGATAGATCAGGAAGAGTTTAACTCCAAAGCTCATAATACTTTAGCTGCTGTTGAAGCTAGATTAACAGAGTTTCAAGAGTTTGTTAAAAAAGAAAGACAAAAAGATTTTAGTTTTGAATTAACTAAAGGTAATGTTAAAGATGTACTCAATATTAAAGCAGATAATAATATTGATTTTGCTCTCATTGGTAGTGGTAATAGCTTCAATACCGTAGAGTATGAATATAATACTTTAAAAGATATACCTGTTGTTGTTGCGGATCATTACTTTACAAAAGATGAAGCAGAAGAACTACCACCCGATATCTATCAAGGTGTCAACCAAGTATTTAAATCTGTCCCTACAAAAGAAGTAAAGTCAGACGAAGTACCAGATGTAGATGGATGGATTACATTTGATGATGCAGCTACTACTAGAAAATATGTATTACCTTCTAGTGATAGAGTTCTTGGTGGTGGCACTACACACTTAGCTGTATTCTTACATGATCCTGATTTAAAAGATCTTCCAGAAGATGTTAAACGTGTTCCTATCGTAGTTCAT